GCACTGGGACCTACACAAGCTCACCAAAGGAGTTTAGTGTGGTCAAGAAAGGTGAGAAGGCCATGCAGCCCACACTTTGGACCAAAACAACTAAGGTCCTATTGTGGGTAGCTTTCGCCATCTTATTGTCTACCAGTGCTTTGTCTGTTGTGGTCTATAAGATGGATTACAACATGATCAGAGGTTGTCATAACACCTCTGATTTCTTGACTCCTGTGAACAATTTCACGGAGTCGAACTGCCCATCTGGGAGTTGCGTAGTGTTAGTGGTGCGCACCCTGGTAAGCATCCCGCCTGAGCATACATTTTGGAGGTGGTTGTGGTCCAAAGGACCGCGTACTACCTTTTCGAATGGTACTTGGTGGAATGTTAAGTGGGCAGACTGGAAACGTCTTTGGGTTTCCCAGGCCTTCACCCCCACTCCGTGTGAGATGTATACGTGGGGTGAGCGTGTTTGGCCCTCAGTGTTCGTGTCTCTTTCCTTATGTTTTGAGCTTGCGGTTTGTCTGCTGCTCTTGGCGTTGGTGCCACGGACATATAAACAAATACCATACCCACAACCCAATCCGGAGGCTTGCAAGCTCTTGACCGGGCCTGTTTGTGAGGAAGTAACCGGAGTGTTGAGCTTCGACACTGCTGGCCCTTACGTTCAGGTGGTCAGACCACTGGAGATCCTTAAAGTACGCTTGGCGAAGGTGGACGCAGCCATATTGAGCGCCCATCAACAAGTCGAGTTGGAAGATAGGAAGGAACAGCGTGTCCGTGGTGCTTTTGAAGCACCAGCTGCAAAACTCCCCCAATGCGTGGTTACTATCGCTGAGAAATTAGACACCCTGGATGGCCCTGTTTGGAGCCAGCTAGGAATGGGGGTTCGATTACATTATAAGAACACCACAGTACTCGCGACAGCCGCGCATGTTTTGCTCAATAAAGATCCCGCAACTATACGGTTGGTGCGAGAAGTTGCCGGTGAAAGCCTGGCGATGAACATCGCACTCAATTCTAGGGTCTTGTTTTATTCTCCCCCGGCTGACTTGGATGTCGTGCTGTTGGAAATTAATGCCACGGTTTGGTCCCGGCTAGGAGTCACTGCTGCGAAAGTAGCAAGACTCAAGCCTGAACCTAGAGTGACCGTTAGAGTCTATGGACCTGCCGACAACAAGGCGGGTTATACCTATTCGGTGGGCCTTTCAGAAGCCCTGACTCCTGGCATTCTCCAGCACGCTTGTACAACGCGACCAGGGCATTCTGGCTCCCCAATGTTCATGGGTGACCAGGTTATGGCCATCCACACAGGCGCAGCGCACGTTGCTAATCGCAACCTTGCCACTAGCCTGGGTTTTCTTTACCGGTTGCTCAATCGTAAAGAAAGTCAGCATTATGAAGACTATTGGACTGAGGATGAAAGCCTTGATAGAGAAGAATTAGACGAGGAGCAAGCTCGTGAAAACGTAGCAGAAATGCAGCGCGAACGCGAGTATGCTTATATAGCCCGCATAGAGGAGCAGGAACGTGTCGCTCGAATTCTCGCTATTGATCGTAAGTTCAAACAGCAAGTTGAAGAATACTATCAGAAGGTCAAGGAGGATGAAAACTCCTGGGCCGCTCAAATGGAGGAGGAAGATAGATATTTAGAGCAACTTAGAGCGGAGGAGGAGAAGGTTAGAGGGAAAAGGAAAGGAAAACGTCGACAAGACGTTGATGAGGACGACGAATACTTCGATGAGCCTGAGTTCGATCCATATAAAGAGTCCCGTATTACGGCAATTGTTGGTGACCGCAAAGTTACCTTCGAGACTCCAATGGATATTGTACTTGAGGGAAAAGGGCAACAGCAAACTGCCGGCCAGTTAGCTGGGCGCTTGACGCGCATGTTCACTCACGAAGTCGGCAACAACAATACTGACGAGGCGTCGGTGGTATATACCCCTTCGCCTGGTCCTCCATTGCAACCTGTTTTATTGGTGCCTAGTTGTTCGACGAGCGGCGGAAGCGTGCTAACACACGACCAAGCCCCTCCGCAGGTAGACCCTGCACCTCCCGTGGTGAATACCACCATCACCGAGAGCAAGCTCAATGCTTTCGTTGTGGGAAACCCCCTCCCTACACCACCTGGTGGAGCGGTACCTGAAGTGACCGCCGCTACACTAGCAGTGGCGCAGGGAATGGCTGAACGTCTCGATCAGCTGGAGGTGGAAAAGAAAAGAGAGAAGGCCGTGATCGATGAGCTTACGAAGCTCGTCGTGGAATTATCAGCAAAGATGTCGTTCTTCGCCGACATGTCCAAGCTCGAAATTGCGAAAAGCGTTTCTGATGTCAAATTGGACAAGGGCAAGGAGAAAGAATCTACTGGTCAACCTATCGACGTTCCTCCTAAAGAGGTTGAGAAACCAAAGAGGAAAAGAACTAAGAAGAAAAAGAGTGACCCAGAAATTGCTCAGGTTTTTCCCAAATCCCCGATACAGGCGGGGCAGAGCAAACCTGTACAGGAAATGAAGAAGGAGAAGGAGAAGGAGAAGAGGACATCAAAAGCCTCATCGAGTTCTTCGGGGAATACACGTGGAAAGCTGGTGAGATCGTTCAACCTAACGGAATGCGACTCCAATCAGTTGGCCGCGCTGGTTGCCAGAGTTCAGAAGGAGCAAGCCGCAAGGCTGAAACGGAAATCACAGAAAGAGCCAAAATCTACTGTCCCGAGCTCCGAGAGTGGGCCTGGCCCGAGCGAGGAGCCCAAGCCGAATACGACAGCCTAATTTATCAGGCTGGCCGCCATGTCAAAGTGCGCAAGCCGCCTGGTTATGATGAAGCAATGTCTGAGGCTATCCATAGTTCCCATGTAAATAAACCATACCCAGTTGTACCAAGAGAGTGGCCCGAGCCAGCGATTCTTTGGCAGGAAATTAAGAACATGTTGGTTGATGTAAAGCGGGATTCGTCCCCTGGCATCCCACTTGTAGCTTTAGGCGTAGATAATAACGCTATTTTAACTGACCATGAGTTACTGTTGGTGAAGGCCGTGTATAATAGACTCCAACTTCTCGCAAATAATGATGTCCGCCAGCTTGATGCTGTACAGCTCGTTAGCGGAGGATTTTGCGATCCTGTTAGGCTCTTCGTTAAACAAGAGCCACATTCTAAAGAGAAAGTTCAGACGAGAAGATTCCGGTTGATCTTTTCTGTTTCGTTAGTCGACCAATTAGTGGAAAGGTTCCTCTGTGGACCCCAAAACAAGGCCGAAATATCCAACTGGCATGAGATAGCCAGCTGCCCAGGAATGGGTTTGTCATTGGACTCGCAGGTAGCGCACTTGTGGGACAATGTCCAGCAGGCTGCTTCGGTTAGACCAGCAGCATCCTCAGATCTTAAAGGGTTTGATTGGAGTGTGCAAGGCTTTGAGTTGGCTTCCGATATGGAGGCACGCATTACCCTTAGCCAGGCAACTGGGCTATTCGCTCAATGCATGCGTTCGCGCGTGCGTTGTTTGAGCTTGAAGGTCTTTTGCTTGTCAGATGGGCGTCTCTACGCCCAATTGGATGAAGGCATACAAGCTAGTGGCTCCTACAACACGAGTTCCACCAACTCGCGAGTTAGAGTCGCTGGTGCCTTCTATGTTGGCTCTAAGTGGGCCAAGGCTATGGGAGATGACGCGCTAGAGGAATACACTGACGGCGCCGTTGAGAAATATTTGGAAATCGGCAAGGTCGTCAAAGAGTACACTAAGTTTGGCCCTGGCGAGCCATTTGAATTTTGCTCTCACATCTTTAGAGAAGGCCCTGTTGCGCAGCCAATCAACTGGGCCAAGAGTCTCTATCGATTGTTAGGACAATCAGCAGACCATATTAGCCATTTAGTTGACTACTTGGTGTTGATTCGTCATACCGGAAGGTCACCCCAAATAAAAGAAGTGTTGCTCCGTGCTGGCTGGTGCACGGAAGATGTCTGGAACCAAGCGTGGAACATCTACCAGAACTACCAAGAAACAGACACAGCAACCACAACAAACACAACCGCAGTCACAAGCACGACCCAAGAAGCGTCGACCCAGGCGAGGGAAACCTCAGCCGACGAATAACTCTATGGTCAATTATGTGCCTGCAGCTGAGAGTCAGAACTCCCGAGCCTCAAGGGGGAATGACTTTTCAGCTGCTGTGCAGCGGTTCAGCCCTAGCAATACCCTTGCTAAGGCGGCAGTCAATGACCCAAATTTGTGCTACTATGTGGCGCTTATTGATCCTGAATCTAAGCCAGGCGCCAAAGTGCCTGACAATAGCAACATGGCGACTGCTACGTATCAAACAGTGATAACAGCTAGCGTGTATGGCAATACAGCCGTCGGCACAGCTGCAACGGATAAGGGTCGCTTCTTCTTCGCGATCCAACCCTGTATCACTGATCAAACCACCTTTAACAACACCAATCAAGTGGCAACCATTGCATATATGAACCCAGCTCAGATTTGGACGAGCCCGGCCAATAGCACAGTGACGGCCATGATTAATGACGACAACGCAACCATAATGGTCCCTAACAGGGCTGTGCCCCGCTCAGGGTTGATGATGCGGGCGCGCCCTGTCAGTATGTCGGTGTGGTTTCAGTACCTAGGCGATCTTATCAACAATGGGGGTGAGATTGCTGCGGCACTTGTTACAGGTGATACTTGGGGCAATAATATAACGACTAACTCTGGGACTACCAACTTGATGAATTGGGAGTACCTAGCAGATTATCCGGATGCTTACCAGGGCTCTCTAGCCCAAGGTTCTTATACCTGGTGGCGACCCTACGGGCCTGGAGACTATGAGTTTCGGCCGGTGGATGCCAATGCTAAGACTAGAGCCATGTACCAGTACGATTTTCCAACAATCTTCGTGGCTGGACAAGCAAACCACTCTGGTGACTCAACCGCAAATCAGCCTTGCGGCAGAATCCGAGTCGTTATTAATTATGAGTACGAGACAGACTCCAGGGTAGTCCCCTCAATCCCCTCGCCGGTTAATCCGCTGGCCATGGCCTTAGCAGCCAAGCTGACTGCTGGCCAGGCTACTGCAATGGCCAACGAGGAGCATGGGTCTTGGATTAGGGATATGCTTAAGTACGGCGTAACAGCCGTCTCAGGCTTCGCTCTGGGTGGTCCCCTAGGCGCTGCAGCAGCGCTTTTGGGCACCATGGGAATCTCTCGCCTCACATCGAAATAAATAGCTGCAAGGGCGAAAGCCCTCGGTCTCGCGATAATGAATAGGGGTTAAACTTACCGAAGCGAGTGAAAGGCGCCGGGCACTAGAAAAGAAACTTAGGTAGAGGGAATTCAGCTAGTGGTCTGATTCAAGCTAGTATTTATTACGAGAATACCTGCCGTTTTGTTCTTTATTGTTGTTGACCGCCGGTCAACTTAAGACAGTTTAGAAGGCAAGTGGAGATCTTTCGACTTCTTCACTCAAATTCATCCATGAAGGTCAATGTGAAATTTGAGTGTGAGATTTAACGTGAGAAGGGAAATAGAGGGCTTCAGCACTTTTATTTTACCTTTAAACCTCCCTTATGGGTTTTCTATGAGTCTAAATTCTGCTTGTATTTTATCCCCCTCTTTGTTTTAGTTTCTAATCTG